CTGGGGCATCGGGGTCAGCCGTTACATAAAAAGCTGTCCCATTGATAGTTATGCTAGCTGAGTTTTCAAAAACCAAATTACCAGTAAGGTTGATAGAACCGACAACTCTGAATTGAGAGTTGCTCTGAATAAACCCTCCAATATAATTTATGTATTTTCCATCTGATAATGTAAGATTATTGGTATATACATTCGACCAGTATTGTGAAGATAGACCGCAAGAACCACCACCGGAATTCAACGGTGCGATTGCAGACGCAGAAACAAATATCGTTCCTGATCCAGCTGCAATCTTTATATTTCTACCATTAGCTGATTCAATATTATAATATCCATTATAAGTCCCAATATATCCATATAGTGTTGCAAGGTTTACATCATAAAATTTAAGTGTTTGTCCATAAACAGCAATTCCGCCAACAGAATTACCCATTTTTATGCCAACATAAGAAGAGGCGCTTGTTTGGATTAAGACGCCATTCAAAGTCCCTGTTGTAACGGTTCCTAGGGCTGTAATGTTTAAAGCATTAACATAGCTAGTCGTGACAGTCCCGTTTATGATACTCGTAACTCCAGCGGCATCCTTAGCCGTTCCTAAGCCAACATTAGTCCCAACAATCAGCTGGTCAGTTACGATTTTGGATGCGTTAATGCTATTGGCCAAAATATTATCACCAACAATTTGGGTAGCTTCTGATAAATTATAAGTAGCCTTCGCAGTGTCTGGATTAGCAACAGCTACCAGAACTTTACCAATTCCGACTGCATTACCTGGAGTAGTTGTTATTCGGTAGGCAGTAGTTGAAGTAAGAAGGTCTAAATAAATGTAAGTCTTCGCTGCCATGTTGCCAGTATTGCCAGCACTAATAGAGTATGAAGTGCCATCAGCAGATTTAAAAGTACCAGAACCCCAAGAAACCGTATTCAAATCAGTCGAGGAAAAAGCACAAGTCTGTCCCCATCCCCAGTTAGAAACATCAAGAGTTGCTTGAGGGAATGTTCCTGGAGTCAATTGCTGTCCATTAATAGTAACATTTCCTTCGTTTATATCTTGAGCAGCCCCACCGGAATAAATAGGGGATGGCTCTACAGGAGTTGAATCAGCCGAAACAAAAGCTGAGTCTTTGGTTTCCATGTTTTGAGCATTGTCCCTATAAAGGAATCTATTCAGAAATAATTCGGTTAGTTTCATATATATTTCTAATTCTCCTCGAAACCTTTTTGCTGAATCGACAGTATTTCAGTCCCGTGGTAAATAATTGGTGTCCCATTGCTATTACCGACCAATCTCAATCGGATGTTATTGAAATCATCGGTAGAGGCATTAGGGAATAATTCTGCATAGCCGCTCTTTACGGTATCAATATGCGTCCATGCATTTGTTGAACTTTTCTCAGTTTGATATTGAAGCTTCATCCCAGCCCCATTCTCAGTCATAATCATTATACCACTAATGTTTTTAGTTTGAGCATACATATCAGTGAAAGACCGCCAGCGGTCGATTATCTCATAATTGATATCGCTACCGAAGTCTGTATATCCGGAGTCTAGCTTCCCAACTAATCCAGTCGAAGTTCCAGCCACCTGTTCAATAGTGGTTCCGTTATCATAGCGAATTAAAGCCGTGATAGCAGTAGAGGCGAAGTCATAGATAGTCCAGACTTGAGTAGAGATAGAATATCTCATCTGACAGTTAGCATAGGTGACCCCCTCAACAGTAATAGAGCCAACAGACCATTTGACAGCATCGTAGCCGTCGTAAATTCCAATAATGTTTTCGTATGAAGCTCGTGGAATGGCTTTAATAAAATCAATAACTCTTCGAGATATTTCAGTAGGTTGGCCGTCGTAAGTGAACTTGTAGAAGCCGGAAGAGTGGTGGAAATAAACACCGTCTTTCGCCTGGACAATTGATTCTTGAGAGAAAGTTCCAACATTGTAAGCTGGATATGGGTCAACATTGGTCGTGTTATAAACACGATAAATATGGTTTTGTTTAAAAAGTAATAAAGCTTTAGGCACTCGGAATAACCCAGTGATAGATTCTCCGTCTTGAGGGGAGAATTTAGTTATGAAATTTGTAGTGATATCAAATGTTAATGGAGAAACGTAAGTTACTCCGTCAGTTGATTGAACAATGTCGGTGTAGTAAAGAATATCTTTAGCAGCGTCAGCCACCCAGACACGACCGTCATAGCCAGCTTCAATGAAGTCGGCTTTAGGAAATGTTGCTGGCACGTCAGTAGTATCGAAAGTCCCACCGTTAGAAGTTTTAGGAACGTCACCGGCATTACCGTTAACCATCCACAATCTATTTAAGAACTGGCTATACCTTGCTTTAGTGGTGACAGTAGCTGTTCGGACAGAGGACCAGACCGAACCATTCCAAACAGAAATATCTGTTCCGACTTGAGCGAAGAGTCTTTTATTACTAGCCAGAATATTCAAAGCACCAAAAGATTTTATGCTTCCAGTAACGGCAGTGGTAAAAGTAGCCACTCCATTTCTAGTTGTGATTGCCCCTATCTGGTCGAAGTTCATATTAACCGCTAACTGGACTGAGTTCTCTGGGACGACAGTATCGTTTAGCTGGGCTGAGCGGATTATTCCTTCAGTCGGATAAGGGATCTTAATATTCTTCAATGTAGGCATAATATTTGGTTAATTTCTTTAAGAAGTTATGATACAGGTATCCTGCCCCGTATAAAGATTATTGAAAAGGGCTTGCACTAACTCTTCGAACTTCTTCAAATCCGGATCGCTGCTAGAAAGTAAAATATCTTTACGATACTTGATTGCCCAACGTAGATACCATTTGTAAATCTCTCGGTAATGCTCTGGAAGCTCTTGTGAGAGGTCTGCAACAACGCTCATTTTCTGGTAGTAATCAATGTAGATATTATTACCTTGCATTGAGTCTGGAATGATTCTGTCGAAAACCAACTTGTCCGAATAAACCGTATAATAGATAGGCTGCGAAATTGTAGGTCTCGACCAGACTCGTGTTCCGGCTGGTATATCTCTAGTGATACCAGTTACTCCTAATAGTTGATTCGTTGTTAAGTCAATTGAAGTGTAGGCGATTTGCATGATTGTCTGGGTGTAATCCGTAGTCTCGACATAAGCTACTCCGGAAGAAGAATTAGGGAAATCGCCAACACTATTTAAGGTAATCGAAGCGGCACCAACTAGGGCTGCGGAAGTAGTTGTTCCTCCCATCACGGAGAAAGCAATTTGGTTCCAGCTTCTTTTATCAATATATTTTAAATTGAATGGTGTTAAAACATTGCCAATCATAAATCTAGCAGCAAGGACAGAGCGGTCGGTCTCGCTATAATCTATGTCGGCTGGAAGAGGAATATAATTAGAGCCAGCCAAAATTTTAATAGGATGTTCAAATACTTGTTGCCAAGCGTGACGGATGCCGTAAAGTTTGGCTTCGGTATATTTTCTAGCATCGTCAATCGCTGCTAAACAGAATTCAACTGTTATCTTTGGGTCATTTTCAGCAACGCCCATGGCTTTAAGGACCGGGAAAATTACTGTCGCAACAGAATTAGTTGGGAATGAAGCAACGGAAATAGGTTCTGAAAAATCAGATAAAGTACCAGTCACTGAATTTTTCCATTGGACTTTATAATAGTCAGTGGTTAGTCCTGTTGGGTCGTAGATAACCGTGTTCTGTTGAGTAACAAATAAAGTTTGAGTGGCAAGAGTTGTGTAAGCTCCGTCAATTGTTGCTGATTTAGCGATAAGAACTTGGTCATACTTTATTTCTCCAATCAAGTCTCCACGATTATGAGCCATTAGAGTCGTCGCAGTAACAAAAGAAGAAGTGGTATGAGAAGCTGCTGTTACAATTTCAGCATTTTCTGTCCCAATGGAAGACAACAATAGCAGAATCGCACCTGCCGTGAAATCAGTAGCGTTTTCCGCAGGGACAGCAACAACTCCAGTTGCGATATTGCTGCTCATATAGGTATTAGTTTTTACATCAATCTCGTTTGGAACAGAGATAGTGTTGCCTATATTGTGAGATATTTTTATTTGTGGGAATTCACTCATATATTTTTTCATTATGTTATCTAAATTATAACATTTTTTCAGCTTTAAAACAATCTAGCTAACTTCTTTTTTAGTAGCTTTCTCTCATCACAGACGACAGTGTTATGCGAATTAGCTCTAAAATATTGTTACATAAAGCTATAAGTCTTTGGTTTTTCTGAAATCAATTCCTCTGACTCTTGCTCAATTGGTGAAGTCAATTCCTCTGACTCTTGCTCAATTGGTGAAATCAATTCCTCTGACTCTTGCTCAATTGGTGAAGTCAATTCCTCTGACTCTTGCTCAATTGGTGAAGTCAATTCCTCTGACTCTTGCTCAATTGGTGAAGTCAATTCCTCTGACTCTTGCTCAATTGGTGAAGTCAATTCCTCTGATTTTTCGACGCTCTCTTCTTCCTTGTACATGTCTTCTAACATATTATTTATATTAAAAATTTATTAAAAATCCTTGAGATTTAATTTGTTCCCATTCAGCGTCAGTAATTGTTATGGTGGTCTCTTTCCCAATGAGACCACGAGCATCACGGTCAATCATATAAAGACCAGCTCTTTCTGGTTTAATCTCCATCAGTTTTCCTCCATAAATAACTCCGTAATTACCATGAAGAGAATTGCGAACCTGGTGCTTATCGTTTTCTCTAATGAATTTTGCCACATCCATATTGTTGTTATGATTAATTGTTATAAAATAAGCCATTAAAGAGTGGGTGTAATTCGGATGGTATCTTTTATATTCCTGCCAGTAAGAGTCCTCTATTTCATTATACACCACTGTCGCATAAACGCCAGTGACAGCGTGGTTAAGTTCTCCTTCTGGTGCCAAGATATCTTCTGGTTTTTCGTAGTTAGCAAATTTAACAACAGCCTGGATAGGAGAATAGATTAAATTATCAAATGAATTGACCCATTCGTAGTTTATTGAAAACCTTTTTAAGAATTCTTTTCCTTTATCATACATTTCTTGAGTGATAAACTTCTTATCAACATTGTCTTGAAAATTATCAGCTAAGCCAAACATTGATTGTGGAATTAGTCCGTAGTTCTTAATGGCACTAGCCACCATAAACTGATAAGCACCGTGAGTGGTAGTCCCGCCAAGGGTTCCCGGAAATCTTTCTGAAAAATTATAGAGTCCGTCTTTTTTATATTCAGCAAAAAACTTTAAGTCGTCCTGGCTTAAAGCCCCTTTCGACTCTAAATAAGTGAGTAGTTTAGCTATCGTTTTCAAAGCTGAATAAGTGACACAGAATTGAGTATCGTATTTTCCTGTCCACTGTATTTCATGCTCGACAGAGAATTGTTTCCAGTTCTTATCTGGGACTAAAATATCGTGGATAATAGCAGAATTACCACCGGCTTGCCAGTCGAATTCTCCTCTTCCTAACAATGCTCCGGACTTTATTTCTTCCATAAATTTGGA